GCGTTCACAAGGTTGATAGATTGTGAATTATTTTTCACAAGGTTAGGTGTTTGTGATTGTAGGGTCGTACATAGTGTACTTTAGAGTAATCTCTTCTCCAGATTTTATATTCCGATTTAGAATCAAATAACTCTTCCTAGCAAGATGTACCAATCTTGAATTAGGCTCTTCACTATGATTGATAAATCCTCCAAGAGGAGTTCTAATGACTTCTTCCGTTTCAGAATCAACAATATGGGTAATACCAATATTTATATTCTCTTTAAAATCTTTTGTAGCAAACAATCCTAGATTATGAATTTTAGATTTTTTAATTGTTAATCCATCTGGTAACGGTCTGTAGTTTGCCATGAGGTAAGTCTAGCATTTTAAGGATATAAATGTACAGAGACCGGCACTGGCTTTAACAGAATACCGGTCTCCCACAAAGGAGGAAAATAAAAACAATCTACTACAGAAAGCAATTTATTATCCGATATATATATTAGCAAACATAAAAATTTATACAAGTTGAGTTGCAATTATTTTTAAAAACTGTATCGTGCTTGATACAAGTATCTACACACACTGGCTTCGAGAATGCGTGTAGGGTTCAGAACTTTATCAAGTGGACTAGCCAGACCATAATCGTCCGTCATAGGGACATTCATTGGCATATTTAATTTTGGTTGGGAGGGGCCGACACAGGGTTAGTTGTCTTTAGAAAAACAAACATTTAAGAGAGTGTGCTATTATGTTCAAATGTCCTTAGATTACATTTACAAAGGTATGAGATTCAAAGTCAATGATAATCAAATTATTTGGTTGGTTGGGGGCAAAGTTCAAGATGTGTGGTCAGTGCAAAAATTCAACGCAGAAGATATAAAAACAATAGTCATAGAGAGAATGATTAATATGCACTTTCTCTACAAAGAACATTTCAAACGACTATAATAAGAAATGTGTTTTTAGATTTATGTATTAAGATTAGGATGTCGGCTCCACTAACCGATATCCTCCCATCACTGGCTATTCCTACGGGGATAGCCTTATCTAAAAGGAGTCCAAGCACACCTTATGAGTAAAATTGAATGGGATGCTGAAAATGAAACTTATGCGGAGTTCAAGAAAAGAAGAAGTGAAAGTTTTAACATATCGGGCATGGGGCAGAAAAAAAGAGAAGGCACCGGTAAAAAAAATCTTTCTAATCTTAGGGAGAAAGCTTTAGAAAGAGCAAATTATAAATGTGAGTGGCCGGGTTGCAATTCCAAGAAATGGCTAGAGATGGCGCATTTAATCGCAAAGGGTATGGGTGGAGCAAACAGAAACATATCTGACGACCCTATGAATGTTTGTATGCTTTGTAAAGAGCATCACGATATTTTTGACGGAAGACAACGACAAGGGTCAAATAGAGAATACACTAACTTATTAAAAGGGTTTTTAGTATTAAAATGGCGACATGACAAATAAATATGTTCCTACATTACCGCCATTACATAAAGGACAATTAGAAGTAGCTAAATCAGAAGCGCGTTGGAAAATATTATGTGCAGGTAGACGATTTGGTAAAACAAGACTTGGTGTTCAAATGTGTATGGAAGTTGCACTTAGAGGTGGTAGAGCTTGGTGGGTAGCACCTACATTTTCTATTGCAAGAGTTGGTTGGCGTGATATCGCTGCTAGTGCAAAATCATTTCCTAAAGAAATAGAACCAAATGTTTCATTAGCTAATATGCAAATAGATTTAGTCAACGGAGGTTCTATTGCTGTAAGGTCTGCAGATAATCCTCAACGACTTCGTGGAGAGGGTTTGGATTTTCTTGTCATGGATGAGGCAGCATTCGTGAAACCCGAAGTCTGGCAAGAAGTATTAAGACCTACTCTTACAGAAAGAAAAGGTTCTGCTTTATTTATTTCTACTCCTATTGGAAGAGATAACTGGTTTTTTGATTTGTGGGAAACTGCAGAAGATGCAGATAACTGGGAACGCTTTAGATTTTCTACAACTGATAATCCTATGATTGACCCCGAAGAAGTTGAGGCAGCAAAAGTAGAAGTAGGTTCTATTGTGTTTGCACAAGAATATTTAGCAGAGTTTGTTGATGCAGGTCAAGGTATGCTTAAACCAGAATGGTTGCATTATTTTTCTATGGTTCCAGACGCAGCAGGAAATATCAAATGCATAGTTGACGGTTCAGAATATTATTTAACTGCATTAGAAAAATTTGGTATTGTTGATTTAGCTACAACAACAAGTAAAGATAGTGATTTTACAGTAATAACTTCATTCGCAAGAACTCCAGATAACAGATTACTAGTTATAGATATGACTAGAGCAAAACTTGAAGGACCAGAAATCATTCCAGCGATAAAACGCGCAATGGATAAAAATAAGCTAAAATATGTAGGTATAGAACGCCAAGGTTTTCAAACCACGATAATCCAGATGGCGCAACGAGCTGGTATTCGTGTTAGAGACCTCAAGACGGATAAAGATAAAGTTACACGCGCACTTCCTTTATCTGCTCGAATGGAAGCAGGAGATTTGTTTTTATTACGAGACACACATTGGCTTCCAGAAGTAGAAAGAGAAATAATGACTTTTCCTGCTGGAGCACATGATGATATTATCGATACTCTGTCTTACGGAGTTCAAATGCTACAAGAACAAAGAAGCTGGAGCGCGTATTAATGGCTGAAGATAAGTCAAGATTTTCAAAAGCATTAGATTGGTTGAATGCCCCAACTGATGCCCGAATAAGAAGAGAACAAAAAGGTTTAATTGTAAACCAAACAGAGTATTCATTTTTAAATCAAGCAGTTATGGGTTACAATACCCAGTCTGGTTATTTTGACCATAAAAAATTAGCTGAACTCGGAGATGGAACAGGTAACTCCGCAGTTATAGCTTGTCTTAATGTTTTAGCTACAGCTTTTGCAGAACCATCACTTCTAGTATCTGCAAGAAATTCTGAGGGTGATTATCAAAGAGATATGAATCACGAAGTTGTAAAACTATTTAGAAGACCTAATCCTTATATGACACAGCAATTATTAGCAAACTATATAGTCACTTCTATCAATGCCAACGGAGATGCTTTTATTTTTAAAAATAGAAATGCAAGAGGACAAGTAGTTGAATTAGTTCCTTTGATGCCTCACCTAATAGAACCTAAAGGTAATGAAAATGAATTAATAACTCATTATCAATATTCACCCCAAGGTGGAACACAGGGCGAAGATAGTGTAAAAATTCCAAAAGCCGATATGATACATTTGCGTCAAAATGTTGACCCAAATAATATGAGGCGTGGTCTTGCTCCACTTAGAGGCGTTCTAAGAGAAATAGCAGGAGATGAAGCGGCTGGACAATATACAGCAGCTTTATTACATAACATGGCGGTACCCGGAGTTATTCTCTCACCAAGAGATGATGCTATGGGTGGTCCAACTAGAGAAGAAGCAGAAGCTATTGCTGATATGTATAAGCAAAAGTTTGGAGGTAAGAACAGAGGTGCGCCTATGGTCTTATCCGGTGCTATGAATGTTGAAATAGTATCTTTTTCTCCAGACCAAATGAAGTTAGCCGAATTAAGAAGAATACCGGAAGAACGAGTATCTGCTGTACTTGGCGTTCCAGCTGTTCTTGCAGGACTTGGTGCCGGTCTTGATTCAGCTACATTCAATAATACGAAAGAACTTAAAGAGTTCTTTACTGAGTCTAAACTTGTTCCAATGTGGAACATGGTTGCGCAAGAATTGACTCATCAATTGTTACAACCAGAGTTCAACGGCAATGACAATCAATACTGTGAATTTGATGTTGATAATGTTAGAGCTTTAGCTGATGACAAAGACAATCTCTATAAACGCATGAATACTGCTGTACAAGGGGGTTGGGTAACAATTGGCGAAGCTAGAAAAGTTGTAGGTCTTGAAGCAGATAACAGACACGATGTTTATCTAAGACCACTTAACATGATTCAAGTTACAGAAGATGGAAGTCCACTTCTTAATGACCAGCCAGAATCAGATAACGATGATGAGAAAAAATTGACAACTGTAGACTTACCGCCAGAGGTAGAGAGAACTGATAGAATTATCGGCACTCCTACAGAAGACGAAATGGAAGGCAAATATATTGCAGAAATGCCTAATGGCTCATATTGTGTAATTAGTCACGATGATGGAAAAATTATAAAATGTTTTAAAACTAGAAGAGAAGCCGAAGAGTTTTTGAATAATAAAAAAGATGGTGAGATTGAAGAAATTAAGGTATCTTTAGAAGAAGCAGAAGTAATGTACGAACGAGGTGATGAATTGCATAGTCCAGAAGAAAAGAAAACAAATTTTCCTAGAAGTGGTGATGACCAAAAAATAAGCTTATCAAATTCTCAACATCCTCAGTTTCCTAGTTATGCATATGTTAAAGACTTAAAAGAAAACTGGCCAGAAATTTGGAGACGAGCTGGTACTGGTGGTAATCCTCCTACATCATTTACTGGTAATGATGCTTTTAATAAATGGACAGATTATAAAGGGGGAGATAGAAGTGAATCCACACTTAACTGGGTAAAGAGAAGAGAACGATTTATGAATCGTCACAAGAAAAATAACAGACTTAATGGAACAATAGCTGTAATGAAGTGGGGAGGTATCACAGCAGGTGGTGTCTCACAAATGAAATCAGTTGTTAATGATTACAAAAAAGTAGTTAGAGAAAGAAGAAAAAAATCATTGGATATTGCTGAAGATATTTTAATGAAACAATTATCTGCAAGAGTTAGAAAAGCTTTACAGAAAAAAGTAGAAGACCATAATAAAAAGAATCCAAAGCATAGAGCTACTTTGAGAATGTTATCAGCAGTATTCAGAAGAGGTGTTGGTGCTTATAGAACATCACCGGGTTCAGTTAGAGGTAATGTTACATCAGCTGACCAGTGGGCGATGGCCAGAGTTAACGGGTTTTTGAGAGCGCTAAGAACAGGTAGATTTAGAAGAAAACCTTACGACCAAGACTTACTACCAAGTTCTCATCCATTATCTTCTAAGAGTTCTGGTAACAAAGCAGAATCTGTTAGAGTTGGACAAGCCGTTAGTTGGTCCATAAATAAATATCCCGACCCACCATCTGTTGTACATGGAATAGTCACTTCTGTTAACAATACCGACAAAGAGGCAACAATGGTTGTATGGGCTAGATTAGAAAATGGCGACCATAAAAAGACTGATAGGAAAGTAACGATGCCCATTAGTAAGCTCAGAATCATATCAGACTTTAGGCAATAAAAAACTAAATCCCGAAATCATAGTATAAAATAGTTAAAACGCACATCTGAATAATCTATTGTACAATTTAAGATTGAAGGATGTATGAATAACGAATCTAAAAACATTGATATAGAGTTGAAAGATGACTCTGGTCAAGTAGAAGCGGTTTTCAGCATATTTAATTCCCTTGACAGTGACGGGGATGTTGTTATGCCGGGAGCTGTCAAGTCTGGTTTTAAAAATAACCAAGTTCCAATGGTATGGTCTCATAAATGGGATATGCCTATTGGAAAAGGAACTATAAATCAAGATAAAGATAAAGCAGTATTTAAAGGTGAATTTTTTATGGACACTGAGTCTGGTAAAGAAGCTTATAACCTAGTAAAGAATATGGGCGATATGCAACAATGGTCATTTGGTTATAAAGTAAATGATTCTGAATTTGCAAAAGCTGATGGTCAAGACTCTGATGCAAGATTCCTAAAAGACCTTACGGTCTATGAAGTTTCTCCAGTATTAGTTGGTGCTAATCAAGATACTTATACTCTTGCTATAAAATCAAATACCGAATTGCTTAAGGAAATAGCTAATGACCCAGAAGAGGGTTCGGAAGATGAATGTTGTGGAAATTGTGAAGACAAACATTCTAAAAATACAGAAGAAAAAGTTGCTCCGGCAAAAGATGTATTTGATAATCCCGGTCAAGCTATGGAAAGAAGCAAAGAATTATCTTGTGCAATAGGAGTACATACTCATAAGTTAGAAGATGGTAAAACAGTATTTATGCCTTGCAAGTCTCATGAAGAATATCATAAAGCAACTGGTAATGATAAACCAGCTGGAAGTATGGAGACAGATGGTTACGGATACGATGAAGACGATGATGATGACAAAAAAGGGTATGGAGATGACGAAGACGAGATGAAAGATTGTAAATATGATAAGGGAGGACCTTGTATGAAAGAACATTATGATGATGAGAAAAAATCATCAGAAAAAGATTTTGAGGATTCACAGGAAGACAGCAAGTCTTTCTCTGAAGAAGTCATAGATGTGCTTGCTGCATTGGATGACTTAGTTGCAAGAGCAAAAGCAATAGCTATGCTACGCGACAAAGATGGAAGGAAATTAGGCGTTAAAGCCACCGAAGCACTTCGTGCAGTCGCAGACGACTTAAACGATGCTTGGACCGAGATTGATGAGTTCATAGGACATGTCGGAACTGAGGGTGCTTTGGAGTTAGAAGTAGAAGAAGAACTTGTGGAAGATGAACCAGCTGAAACAGAAGAGGTAGCTGAGGCTTCAACTGATACTATTGATGTTGAAACAGAAGCCGAAGAAGTTACTGAGGAAGAAGCTCCAGTAGAAGAATCTACTGAAGAAGAACCGGAAGATGAAGCTGCTGAAGAAGAAACTCCAGAAGATAACACTGATTCCTCTGACGATATAGATTTTGACGCAGAGTGGGTAAGGGCACAGCAGATTATTGCTGAATCCTTAGTCGAAGAAATAGAAGAAGTATAAGCAATTATAGATTGGAGAATCTAAGAAAATGAGTAATCAAAAAGAACTCATGGACAAAATTGCTGCCAAGAGAACAGAACTTAAAACTGTTTTTGAATCCGCTGAAGACGGCAAGTACACCTCTGACCAAAAAGAGGAAATTAAGTCAAGAAATGACGAACTTGCTGAATTAGTAGAAGACTTGAACATTGAGAAGAAAAAAGCTCAAAATGAGAAAGCTCTTGAAGAAGATTCAAAGCCAGTTGCAGAAATGCCACTAGCTTCAGCTGAAGCAGAAGTTAAATCTGTTGGGCAGCTCTTTACAGAGTCCGATGCTTACAAAAATTATGTAGGCCAAGGTGTTAAGGGTATTGACTCAAAGATTGAGACCAAAACAACTTTAACAACCACAGGATATCCACCAGAGACATTGCGTCAACCGGGTATCTTGGAAACACCTCTTAGAGACCCAAATGCTGTTATATCATTATTTGATGTAATCAACACAGACCAAAATGCTTTCTCTTACTTAGAAGAGACAACATTTACAAACAACGCAGCTGAAGCTGCCGAGGGTGCTGCTGTTGGTGAAGCAGCTTTGGCTTTCACCGAGAGAACAGAATCAATCCGTAAAATGGGTGTATTTATCCCAGTTACAGATGAACTATTAGCAGACGAAGCTGGTATTCAAGGTTACTTGAACAGCAGACTTCAAACAATGATTCGTTTAAGAATGGACAGTCAGCTCCTTGCAGGAGATGGAACTGCACCTAATATCGAAGGATTGTTAGATGCTGGTAAATCATCAGTTGGTTCATCCGACTTCAATAGTTACAATGGTAACTTAGGAAGAATTGGAGCAATTTACAATGCCATTACTGACATTAGAGTTAATGGACTTACAGAGCCAGATGCAATTATTATGCATCCAAGCGACTGGAATCAAATTGTTACATCAGTAACTGATGTTGACACATCTGGTTCTAAGAACCCATTGTTCGTAGTTGCAGGCGGATTTGGTGCAGATGCTGCTCCAACAATCTGGGGTCTAAAAGTCGTTCCTACCACAGCAATTTCCAACAACACAGTTCTTGTTGGTAAATTCGGTGGTGGTGAAGCAGCTAATGTTGTTATGAGACAAGGTATCGAACTTGCTGTAACTGACAGCCACTCTGATTTCTTTATTAAGAATCAGTTAGC